GATTTTCTACAGGATAAAAACCAGCAGGAATTGTAGTAGTAGGCTTACCGTTTACAAACGTAATTGATGTAGTCAAACCAGTAGCATTTCTAAACTGTCTAACAGTATACGTTTGTTGTTGACCCGCTTGCTGTTGACCTGTTGTACCACCCTGACCAATCTGATAGGTTTGAGTAGGGGTATACTGAAATGGAAGTGTGCCATACATTTGTAAACCAGCTTGAACTGATTCTTCCGTAGGCTGTCCATATCCGGGTGTAGTTGCCCCAGTTCCAGTTCCAGTTCCAATGATACTTTCAGGTGGTGTATACTCAGGATAAGTCTGATCACCTACAGGAGGTGTACCAGCAGGAGGTGTAGGCTCTTGTATTTGAGGTGTAGTAGTAGGAGTAGTAGTAGGAGTAGTAGGAGTAGTCGTTACTTCTTTCTTTGGGATCTCATACATAGAGGCGAGGTTCATATCCCAGAGGTACTCATTACCCTTCCAGTAACTATCCCAGTTAGAGCTAAGAGTGTTGATACCATTCGCAATTGATTTTAGTCTGTTGTTTGAAGAGTAGTCACCTAAGCTATCAATAAACTGTGGTGCCCAACTCATGTCCCTAACACCAAAGTTACGCATGTTGTCATAAATAGACCTTGTGCTATTACCGGGGGTAGTCAGAATGCTTCCATTACCACCAACTAAGTAAGGAGTACTAGGCAGTGGTTTATCTAAGATATCTTCTCCGTTTTCGTCTTTTTCGTAACCAGACATGTAGGCAACACGAACACCACCATACATCTGGTTAGTAGCTACTTGAAGACCTTTGATGGCGTTACCTGAAGTAACAGCTGAACCCCAGTCACGGGTGTCCATGCTGCTTCCCACAACACCATAAGTAAGTGCGGTGAGAGTACTTTGAAAGTACTTTAGCTTACCACCTATAGTCTGAAGATCATCTGCAGTTAACTGACTGGTTGGCTTTTTCCACTCGTCTGTGCTGTATCCTTGACGAAGCATAGTGTAGAAGCCACCATCAGACGACATGTCTGTAGCTTCATCAAAACTAAGGCCCATTGACATCCCTAGGATAGCATTACTGATTGCAGACTTGTTAGCAGGGTGACTTGCTGCATAACCAGCGAACCCGTTTCTATTAATAATCTCTTGGACTTGTTCTTGTGTAAAGTTTACGTTAGCATCGTTTAGAATTTTATCACGAGCATTTAGATTTTCTGCAACATTTTTAGCAGCTACATACTCACTGTAGGCATTCCACGTATTATCTCGAAGCTGTTTTTGTTCAGTACTAGAGATACCCGAATCTACTACTTTTGTAACTCCGTAAGCTTCTTGTAACGTTTTTACCGCATTACCACTAGAAACAGTGTGCTGACCACCTCCAGCCAAGTTAATGGTAGCTGTCCCATCAGAGTTTCTTTCAATAACAGTACCGTTACCCTTCCAGTCTGAGGGTGGACTAACTGGATCAGGAACAGACCAAGCATTTGAAGTCTGCTGCTGACTGTCATCCTGTGTAGTCTGCTGCTGTGCTTGCGCATTATCTATAGCAGCTGCAACCCTCTGAGCTTCTCTTTCAGTAAAGTAAGTCTTACCGCCTACGTCATACACCCAGCCTGCTTCGCCAGCACTACGTCTTGTAATATCTGCCATCTGTAATCTTCCTTATTATACGGGCTTAACGGGCCAGTCTTCCTCGTTAAGATACGGGAAGTTAACATGGCTAGTAATGTCACGGAGGGCTTGTCTGTAAGCTATAGTTGTATCATCTAATGTGTTATCAGTCAAGGCTAAGTAGTCTGTTTCAGCTATTAAAGAATTACGTTTTGCTCGTACACTTTCAGCAGCTTTAGCATCTAGACTGGACTGATATGCAGCCTCCTGTTCAGCCTTTGTGGTGACAGTGCCATCTTCTGCAGTGGTGTCAGCAAACATGTCACGCACAGCCCAAGCCGTGACCCAGTTGCCGTTGGAATCCTGCTCAACGCCGTTGCGAACAACAGTCTGATACTGGCCAGCGGTGGGCTTGGGTGCTTCCAGCACTGCTTCCAGCTTTAAGCCTTGCAGTGTGGCTGCTGTCCAAGTGCGTGGCAGCGAAGTGTTGCTGTAGTGACGACGCCATTCGCCTTGGCTTTTGACTGCGCCTGTTTCTGTGTGTCGATATTCGCCCATGAGATTGATCCTTTCAGATGGGGGTGATTTAGCACGTTAGTGCGTTACGTAGTGTTATGCGATTGCGAGGAAGATGTAGCTTGAGCTGCTGACGTTGACATTCGTAGCCGACACTTGGTTTACGATAAAGCCGCTGCTGTCAGGGTCGATGCTGTCGTTGGTCGTGACCTGAGCAGCCGTAGTGTTCAGCGACAAATGTGGATCATTGCCAGCGACAATACCACGGGCCGTATCCCAGACATACCAATCGCCTGTGCTGTTGGTGCGCTTGATAAGCACAAACCGTGCGCCTGACGTAAAGCCGCAGTTGATCGTTTGGCTGGAGCCGTTGCCAGTGTAGCTGCCAACCTTGCTTACGCCTGCGAGTGTGGCGAAGAGGTAGGCGACGTATGTCTCCGTCGCAGAGTTTGTCCAGTGAACTCCGTATGATAACACCCCTAAATCAATCTGGCTTTCAGGACTATTGCCAGTCAACGTAGCGTATCTTGGATAGTAGCTGTCTGCAGCGTAACCGACTTGCCCACCATTCTTGCTTAGGTATACTATCGAATTTGAATTAAGCGCAGGGTGCCAAACGGCCCAGTGTTCAGCGTCAGAGTCGCCACTACCATTGTTAGTTCTACGTTTTATTATAACCATTTCAGGCGTAACGCCCAAGTTGTGTGGCACAGTGCGGCCATTTGTTCCATCCCCAGAAAAAGCCACCACATCGAAGAAGCCGGGCGCACGGCGGAACATCCAAGCGTAGTTACTTGTTATGCCACCATCATAAAAACCATCCATAAAGTCCCAGACATTTGCATTTGCGCTGTCTTCCGAGGATGTATCATTGGTTAGTAGTGATTTTGTGCCTGTTAGGCGAGAAGCTATTTTTGTGTTTGAGGAAGGAGTTGGCCTCCAAAAAGCCATGTCAACAGGAAATGAACTCTCAAACCTAGGGGCAGTGCTTCCTGATAAATCAACCGCAAACATCTCAGTCCCACTCGTAGGCGCACGCATCGGGCCACGGCGGATGGCGATGTAGACTACAGGCCGGTTTGTACCTATAAAATTGCCGGAGGATGCAAATCCACTAGCTGTTGGGTAAATATAACCAGTATTATTATAAGAAACTTCTTGGCTGGACAAGTTCGCCCTAAGACCCTGCTGATTGCTTAGGCTCATACCCCTCATAGTGTCAAAAATCCACCAATCTCCAGAAGTGCTTGTAGTCTTAAACATAACAAACTGTGGCTCCCAACCAAGGTCTACATCAAAAAAGCCAGAGCCATTTGTGGTGGTTGACCCACACGCAATCAAACCATCAGAGCCATCACCAGACGGGCCGAGGGGATCGTGGGCGAAGAGGTAAATAACTACATCACCACCAGATTGTCCTGCCCAACCCGGCAAAGTAACTGTTGTATCTGTTGAAGACCAGTTTGTTCCACCATAAAATGCTTGCGCAGTACTATTATTTAAATCCAATTGATAATTTGATGGTAGGCTTCTGTGAAAAACAATCCAATCATAGGTAGATGTAGTAGTTTTTACTATTACCATTCCTACAGTTGTGCCTAAATTATGGTTTATTGTAAATGTGCTTGGTTCTGGGCTTGGTATAGATGTTGTCACCACATCAAAAAAGCGTGGGGCCTTGCGGAAGGTCCATGAGGCGTAGGTTGTAGCTAATTGGTTTACTGAAGCATTGCTGCCAAGACTAAAACCGTCAGAATTAAATGCAGTAACACGAGTAGTGACCGTTCCTTCTGCTGCTGTTGAGTCAGAAGAAAGAATTTTTGTATTACCCCGTTCAGTATCAAATAACTGGTGACTTTCTGCGTTTGGTCTTTCTTTTATCCAAACCAGTCCACCCTTACCAGCAAAGTCAATCCCGTTGGTGATCGTCTGGGTGGAGCCGTTGCCAGTGTAGAGGTAGGTGCTGAACACGTCTTCGATTACCAGTGCTTCACCACCTGCATTACCAGCAGCAGCCTGTAGGGCTTTCTTTTTAGTTGCCATTAGTTATTACCCCAATGCTTGACCAGCTGTAAATCCATACCAAGTCGTACCACCATCACGAGTAGTAAATACAAATACATCAACAGCACTTGCTGTAGCTGTCAGTGTAGGTGCAGTAGCACTCGGCCAGTCTACACTTGTAGGCCATGTGACAGTATAACCAGAAGCACTAGCATCCTGAATGATCTCGACAGTCATAGTGTAGCCAGTACCAGACGCAGGAGGATTGCTGAAGGTGAATGTAGTGTTTTCAGTCAGTGTGTGCATGAAGGTGTTGCCAGCCTCACAGTTGACTGTGGCGGCATTACTCGTGGAAGTAACAGCAGTGTAGCTCTCGTTGTAGCTGTTAGCTTTTAGCTCAGCAGTAACTGTTTGGTTAGCTGTAAAAGTCTGTGCTACGTCTAGCTTAGCAGTGTCTGCATCGTAAGCTTGGATAGTAACACCAATGTCAGCAGTAGCAGCTTTTGCATTTAGCTGTGTCTGTACAGCACTAGTAACACCATCTACATAGTTTAACTCAGTAGTACTTAAGGTTGCACCGTCAAGAATATTAAGCTCAGAAGCACTTGCAGTCAAGCCGTTAATATCAGCTACATCAATAGTGCCATCTGCCAGAGGATTACCTGCTGATACAAAGTCAGCTAGATCACGTGCTTTACTCATAGTGTGTTACTCCGGTTTAGTAGGCCAAGTGATGTCATAGGGGAAGCTAGGCTGTGCAGTTACATCACGAAGAGCTTGACGGTAGGTTCTCCATGCAGCCTGATCTACGGGTGCGTCAGGTACTTGCGTCCAGTCAGATTCAGAAAGAAGAGAGTTACGCTGAGAACGGACATTGGCAGCAGCATTGTCGTCGTATTCCTGCACTTCTTCTGCAGTCTTGCTGGAAGTTGTCCAGCTAACTAGCCAAGCGCCATTTATATTTACAGGTGCGGCGTCTTGCTCAACCTTCTGAGTGCGCTCGTCAATACTTGGCGCTTCAGTGAATGTGACAGGATAAACGCCCCATGCCGCAAGCATTTCGTCAGGGATGCGCTTGGGAAAGGATGTCTGAGGATTGTCACGGCGTAGTTGCCCTACGTTGTAGGGATATGTATCTATCGTGCCGTTTGTGATTTTTACGTATGCCATACGTTGTGTCTCCTTATGGCGTTAAACAAAAGATATTCTACCAGCAGGCTTGCCACCAAAAGTAGTGGCAGGATCATTCGGTATGTTTTCATACCACAAACTATCATTTGGTATAGCTATAGATGAGACCGAGCTAGTAGGAGTAAACCTGTAAACCTTCCCAGTCTGACTTAAAGCCGTTGATGAAGTTTGCCTAACAATCCATAGTGCGCTATCCCCTTCTGAATACCCAAAACTAGAGCCATAACTTTCATTTATTGGATTTGCAGTTGAAAAAGAGAGGCCGATCATAGGGCTGTCTACCGTTGTTATGTTCGTTGGGTTGCTCATATTAAAAGTGCTAAGATAATAATAGGTAGAGTAGGTTGAAGAAATTCCTAAACGACTATGTTTTTCATCATAAAATACTATATTTCTAGCATTTGGGCTAAAAAACATTGTCCCATAAACATGAGCTAAAACAGGATTAGCCGGAGAAGATACATCATAAACATAAATATATCCATACCATGTTCCGGCAGCGTTTCCAGACTGATCCTTGTCAGAAAAACAGGCAATATAATTAGTGCCTGTTATTGCAACAGGGCTATATAAATTAGCTCCCGCCGGATGCTCTAAAACTTTTCGTAAAGTTATGTTAGAAAACTGTCCTCCAAGAATGCCAGAACCAGTTAACTCATAAATATGAATACAATTCTTAAAGTTAGAAGAGCTTAGATAAGCCTGCATAAATACAAGATTTAAATCAGAGTGTATGCCTAGAGCATGTCCACCATATATAGTGCCCATATTAAACACAGCGCATTCAGAAGCTGTTGAACCAACATTCGCAAGAATAATTTTTCTGGGGTTATTCGACCCAGAAGAAGTAGCCCAAAGCCAACCAACAAACGGATAGTTTTTGTGGTATTGCCCAGTTAATACCATGTTATAGTTAGAATGACGGCTTGCTTCTATAAATGACTCTGTTTTTGTCGTTATACGAGTTGGATTTGTTGGGTTTGATGCATCAAAAAAATTAGCATAACCAGTGCCGTTACTGATAGGTCTGTGCGGAACTACAACAATTTTTTCGTATGGGTGGGAGATCGTAAGATAGCTACCATAAGCTTGTGAGTCAGCTTGATTGAATCCTATGCCATAGTCAAAAGCAACGCTTGAACCAGACAAGTCTACTTGATGAACGTGTGCTGCCCTCTGGTCGAGAGAACGACCGTCAGCAGCAACTATTGAGGCTGGGGGAAGACCAGTGCTAACACCAGCAGCGCCCATCATTGCCAACTTGCTAGTCATACTCATGCTAGTGCCGCCCCTGCTTGAAAGCCATACCAAGTCGTGCCACCATCGTGCGTAATAAATACCAGCACGTTAGTTTCACCAGATGCAGGTGCGTCAGGCGCAGTCGCAGCAGCCCAGTCAACCGAGGCAGGCCATGTGATCGTGTGCGTTCCGCCAGCGGTCAGCTTTAAGGTAAAGCCAAAGGCAGTGCCAGTTGCGGGAGGGTTGCTGAATGTAAACGTAGTGTTCTGATTGGTAGTCAGAGCAAACACGTTACCAGTCTCGCAGTCCACGTCAACCGTTGCGGCGGCAGTTAGAGACACATAGCTTTCGTTATAGCTGGTTGCTTTTAGTTCAGCAGTGATAGTTTGATCTGCAGTAAACGTCTGTGCTACGTCCAGTTTAGCAGTGTCAGCGTCATACGCTTGTACACTTACACCAATATCCGAAGCATTCAGGATGGTAGCATCATAAGCCTGAACACTTACACCAATATCCGCAGCATTCAGGATGGTGGCATCGTAGGCTTGTACATTCACACCAATGTCAGCATCAACCAAGATAGTAGCATCGTATGCCTGTACGTCTGCGCCAATAGCAAGACCGAGGTTAGTACGGGCAGTAGCAGCGTCAGCTAAGTCAGACAGGTTATTAGCTTGTTGTAGGTAGCGTGCGTCTGCCTGAGCCTGTGTGTAGGTGTTAGCAATGTTAAAGGCACCGTAGGCTACAATGTCGATGATATCACCTGCAGTAGCACCCGTAGCCAACACAACAGTAGAACCGTCAGTAGCTGTAAAGTCAGTGCCAGCTACAAGCTTAACACCGTTCATGTATACGTCTACAAAACCTACATCGTAAGTAACACTGAACGATGTTTGACCACCAGTAGCTGTGTATACGTTACGTTCAGAAGTACCATTTACAGCCGAACCTGCATCAACCCACGAGGAACCATCGTAGACTTTCATTAGGTTTGCTGTTGTATCAAAGAACAAAGCACCAGTGATTAGAGGGTCACCATCATTATCTGTAGTAGGCGGTGTAGACTTAGCACCTAGGTACCTGTCATCAAACTGATCGTATGATGCAGCAGCAGCACTAGCAGAGTTAGCTGCGTTAGTTTCACTGGTAGCTGCATTACTTTCAGATGTAGCAGCGGCAGCAGCACTGGCAGCAGCAGCAGTTGCACTACCAAGGATACCATCAACATACGTCTTAGTAGTAAGATCTGCAGCATCAGTGGGAGTATAAGTCGTAGTGATCTTATTGGCACCCATGTCGATAGCACCAGTCATAGTGCCACCAGACAGGCTCAGTTTAGTTGCATCCTGAGTATCTACATAGACCTTAGTTGCAGCATCCTGATTAGCTGTCGGATCACCCAAGCCAGTAATCTTGTTGGTGCCCATAGCAATAGCACCAGACATCGTACCACCAGCAAGTGGCAGCTTAGTAGCAATGCTGTTCGTAATGGTTGTGCTGAAGTTAGCATCATCGTTAATAGCTGCAGCAAGCTCATTCAGAGTATCTAGTGCACCCGGAGCAGAGTCTACAAGGTTAGCTACAGCAGTATCCACGTAGCCTTTAGTTGCTGCATCGTTAGTATTGGTAGGGCTAGTCAGGTTAGTAATAGTGGCAGTAGTGCCAGCATTCATGTTAAGGGTGCCGTTGATAGTAACGTCAGTGAACGACGAAGTACCAGACGAAGCAGTAACGTTACCTGTCACATTACCTGTCAGGTTACCCGTTACGTTACCAGTGACATTGCCTGTAACATTACCAGTTACGTTGCCAGTCAGAGGACCAACAAGACTAGTACCAGTAATAGTCGTACCTGTGATAGCTGCAGCAG